AAAATTATGAGCTTAATAGATAAACTAGAAGACTTGGTGGCTAAGGTAGACACCGAATACCAAGAGAAGATGGAGGCAGTGATCAGGGAGATAGTCCCGGGGATGCCGGAAGATAGCGTACGTCATGCCGCCGAGCGGATGTGCACGGACAGGATGGGGAATATGATGGACATAGATCTTTATATACTACATGAAGAGAATAGACCTTATAAATGCCCTTATCTAAAAGAACTGCTAGAAGATAGAATAGCCAGAGTAGCTAAGATGCATGAGGATAAAAGCTACGCATACGATACGAATGATAATTATTGGTGCGCTACTTGTGGGTCTCATTCTCATAAAGAGGATTCCAAAACAGGATATTGTTGGCATTGCGATACGGATGATTGGGTTAAAGAGGATG